GGGGGGGGGGGGGGGGGGGGGGGGGGGGGGGGGGGGGGGTGGGGGGGCGGATTTTCGGCAGGTATCATGCCACCCAAAAGGAGGTGACGCATGGCGTCCTGGGCTATTTGGCTCGTTCGGTCGGCTGCTTCGTGGTTCATGCTGCTGACTGCACTTGTGCTCTTTGTGTTTCTCTTTACCACCAAGGACAAGGCATTGATTGGCGGCATGGCAGCGGTGTTTGGGCTAGCCGGGTTGTTCTCACTGCCACGCATGCCAAACGCTTGGAAGCGTGATCCACCGACAGCCAAGCAACTCAAGTACGCAGAGTCTCTCGGTATTGAGGTTGTGCCTGGCATGAGCAAGGGCGACGTGTCGGCCATGATCTCACAGGTCACAGGGCGGTAGCACGCTCCCTCATTGTCTTCCTCGCGTGGCACGCGATGCAGAGCGTCTGCCCGTTCTCAACGTCGTACCGCGCCCCGCCCTGGCTGATCGGCCTGACGTGGTCCGCCTGAGCCTCACGCTTGTCGCTGCAGACGCGGCCGCAGTCGCGGCAGGTCCATGCGTCCCGGGTCAGCACCGCCTGCCGCCACGCCCTGTGTGCCTTGTCGCAGTAGCCCCGCTGTGCCGCGTTAGGCCGGTTGCTGTCGTCTCGCTTGCGTGACGAGCAGAGCCGGATCGGCCTGTGAGCAGGGATGCGGGTGGGCATTCAGGACTTCATGACCACGGTGACGGCCGCCGTGGCATTGGTGTTGGCAGCCACCAGCTTCACATACGGCATGGCATACGCTGCGTCGGGCAGGGCATATGCCGTCCGGTTGGTCGTGCTGGGTGCCAGCGTGATACTGGCAGCGGCACCGTCGGAGCCGTAGAGCTGGCAAAACGAGCCGGTGTCGGTGTCATTCCCCCAGACCTGAATGGTGGCGGCATTGGTGGTGATGGTCGGCAGCTCGACCACGGCCCCTGCCATGTCATCCATCCGCAGCGTGGTGCAGGTGCTGGTGGCAGTCGTGACCGTAGCCGCGACGACGCGAAACAGACGCTTGATCTTTACCTGGCTCATGGCTCTCTCCTGGTGGCTCGGGTCGTGCCCGATTCGTGGCCTGCTGTAACACTACACCGCGTCTGCGACCTTCTTGCAGTTCTTCTGCAACTGCGTGACCTCGGCCGTCAGCCGCTCGATCTCGTCAGCCGCCTGGGCGAGTGCCTCGCGTTGCTGACGCTGGCACCGCTCGGCTGCTGTCAGCCGGTCGATCAGATCGGTGCCCATGTGGTAGCCCGACAGCAGCCGCAGGTGGTTGATGAGCTCGATGCCGTGCATGGCGTTACCGCACCTTCGGGAACGCTGAGCGGTATTGCTGCTCATCGATCTCTTGGACCGCACCACTGGCGAGCAGCTGCGGCAGCAGCGTAGCGGCAGGCTCCCACGTCGGGAACTCATCATGAACGGCCAGCAGCACCCTTCCTGACGAGTCACGCGGGGCAACGGCCGCCGGGTCGAAGCAGGTGATTGTCTTGCCGTCTGCTGTGGGATGGCCCCACGCCGCATCCAGTTGCGAACGGACTGACTCGTACAGCGCGGGATCTGAGGTGCAGAAAAATCTCATGCGAGCGTCAGTCCGTATTTCTTGGCGAGATAGGCTCCAACCTGCGACGCCTCAGATGCACTCAGCGCCTTCGAGTAGCCGATGACTTCCGCGATATCGCCTGTCAGGTAGTGAATGTATGTGATTGCCGCACCATTCCACGTCGCAATCACGCCCAGAGCCAGACCGTTGTTGGACGGCGTCGCGGAGAACGTGAACGACGAGTCCGTATTAGAAACGCCTGCGGTCAGGTTACGCAGAATGCCTGAGTTGGTCGAGATGGTCAGCGACATGATGAACGAGCCGAGCACTGCCGTACTGGCCTGCACTCCTGGGAACAGCGTCGTGCTTGCGCCGCCCAGCACACGAATACCCGCGGCGTTGGAGTTTGTAGTGATGCAATACATCGAGTCGCTGTTGTACGAATCCTCGCCGTTCTTCTGATGCGTCAGTAGACCGCCGTCCGCCGTGTTTGTCGGCTTATTGGCCACAATGAACACCGTTGATGGAAGAATCAGTGAGCCCGCATTTGGGGTGCTGACGAGCACGTCATTGGCCCCGTCGAAACGAACCGCGCTTCTGCCGCCGATCACGTTGGTCGTGAGCACCGGCCGATTGTTCGCCGTGGACTGCGAGAACACTCGGGCGGATGACGACTTGTCCCGCCACTCGCTGACAGCCGACGCGGAAGTCGTCAGCGTCGACGAGTCATCCGCATCAAGCCAGAGCTCCAGATTGCTGATGCTTTTCGGACTGAAGCCGCTGACTCGAGGTCGCAGCGTCCGGTTGTTCATCGCCATGTGCGTTGCCCTCAGTTCTGCCCGTCTTCGAGCTCTTTCACGTCAACCGTCCGCAGCCCGTGCACCGGCTTGCCTGTTTGTATCGCGATGAGCAAGCGCGTCTGATCGTTCACGGCGTCGGCGATCTCCCGCTGCGTCTCGCGGACCTCCTTGAGCGTCAAGCGGTGCTCCTCGAGCAGCGGCATCAGCAGGTCTTGGCGGATGAAAAACGCCAAGCCCACTGCGACCAAAGTGGGAAATCCCCACCGCTCCATGATTCCCATCAGCGTGTCTTTGGTTTCTGCCGTCACCGCATGCCCTCCTGCTGCCACACCATCAGCATGACCCGGTTGGCCCGCCGCTCTAGCCACCACTTGATCATGACCTGAATGATGGCACTGGCCACAGCGGACAGCAGTAGCGTCCAGATCATGCCGTACTCGCGGTCGCCGTAGCCGCCCACCGCCTGGTGCATCCGCTTAATGTCGGCCAGCGTCGCCTGAGCGACGATCTGCCGCTCAAGGTCGCTGTCGGCGGCCTGCATGAAGTCGCTTTGCCAGTTCTCCACGGCCAGCTGCGTGAGCAGGTCGATCTGCGAACGGCCCACGAGCCACTTCCGCGGCCCGAGCTGCTTCCAGACGTGTTGCTGCAGATCGGCGGGCGTCACTTGACCCTCCCGCTGCCGTCGCACGGCTGGCACTTCACCTTGACCGTGCCGTCGCCGACATAGCCGCGGCCTTGGCAGTTGGGGCACTTGTCGCCCGGCTTGGGCTTGTCATCCGGCACGTCGGGCCGGGCTCGCTCGAGCACCACGGCCCGGGCCGTCTCGCAGGCGAGATCCGCGGAGATGGTGGCATCGTCAGGCAGCGTAGCGATGCAGCCGGCCACAGCGATGAGCAGGAGGATCACAAACCTCACAGCACACCTCCAGTCCAGTCGGGGAGCTGCGTGGGCTGAAAGCCGCTGTAGCCGGCGTAGACGTAGGAGTCACGGCCCGAGAGCATCTTGGTGCACGTGGCCGCGTCGATCCAAAAGGAGCAATTGCGTACTGACTGCGGCATCGTCTCTGGGTAGTGCCGCCCGACTGTATTACTCTCTCCCCAACTGTTGCAGCATAAGAGGCCAGGACGCTTGCCCCACCTGACACCACAGAGGCACATACAGTGCCACCAAACACCACCAGGCCGGCAGAACCCGTCCTCGTCCCGGGCCATGCTGAACCCTTGGCCCGAGCACACCACCACCGGGTATCCGTTCTGGATCGCAGCGGCCGCCTGCTCGAAGTTGATGGCTAGCGTCGTCTCGCTGCACCGCCGCAGCTTGGCGTACGGCTCGAGCTCGTCGGGCACACCGTTGCGGCCCCAGTCCCGGTCTCGCTGCTGCTTGTTTTCCTCACGGATTAATATGCCGCCGTAGTCGATGCCATAGTGAAGGCACCCGTAATCACGGATGGCCTTGGCCGCGTGGAAACCCGTGGACCCGTCGCCTCCACCGTTCGACCGCTGGCCGCGGGCCTCCACGCGAGAGAATCCGTATAGGCTGCTCTCGATGGTGCGAGCCCGCACGACCTCGGGCTCCTGGCGGTGCACGACGTCGCAGGCAGCGACGAAGTCGACCCCGAGGCTTGAGCCCCAGCCGACGCAGCTCCCGACAGAACCCTGCGAACCGCGCCGCCAGCCGGGCAGGCACTGCAACAGAGCCGGGTACAGCATCACCTCACGCCGCTCGTCAGGCGTGAAGCCGGGGGCCGCCGACGCCAGCGTCGGGTGCGGCAGCGTGGCCACGAAGGCATCAGCGCCAGCCGGGTCGGGCAAATAGCCAAAGGCGTGAGGTTCAGCCATCGCTCACCTCAAGCCGGCCCACGCAATCGCTCGTGCCACGTTGGCGTACGAGCCCCGCATCTGCGGCGTAACGGGCACGGCGTCGAGGCCGAGCACTGACCGCATGGCGGCCTCCACGCCTTCCCTGAGCCCGTCCACGCTGCCCGGCTGGTGCCGACCAAGCCGACGCCACGCGATGTCCAGGGCCACTGTCGTGAACAGCCGCAGCGCGGCCGTGTCGCGGAACGCCTCCACGCTTGAGGTGCCGTCCGCCTCCACCACGATGGCGGCCTTCGCCCAGGTCGCAGCCCACAGGGCACGGTCGGCCGGCGACAGGGTGGCCAACGCTTTTTGCACGGGCTCCACGGCCGTCCGCAGCTCGGGGCTCGGCTCGGGCACGTCAATGCTGACGGCCGGCACGACCGGGTAGAAGTCGGGCATCGGCACCTTGCCCCACGCGGCTGCGAGAATCAGCCCTGCGGCGGCGAACCGCCCGAGGGTGTAGGCGTGGGCTTGGGCGGCGGCGATTCCCGCTTTGAGAGCGTCCACCACCAAGCGACGATACGGCGCGGCCAGGATCGCCACGGCCGCCCCGACTGCGATGGTGCGTAGGAGTGCGTCACGATCCATCACTTCACGCTCGCGAGACTCAGGCAGAATCGAATGAGCTCCTCGCCCTCCTTCGTGGCGGCGACAGCGACGAGCTTGCGGACGAGCTGATCGTCCACCGTGCTGTCGGTCTTGCTCGCCATCCACTCGGCGGCCTCGCCGACGATCAGCCCCTTCTTAAACGGATCGGATTCCTGAACGAACCGCTGGCCAAATCCGATGAGCGGCGACCAGGCCGAGAGCAGCTGCAGTTGCTGCCAGATGTTCAGCCCGGCACCGTAATTCTGCATCTCCTCGGGCGTGGCTTCGTAGGCCGGCATGGCGTCACTCCTCGGTGGCTTCGTCTTCCTGCGATTCTGACGGCGGATCGTCATCCCTTGCAGTCGAGTACCACAGCACGGTGTCCTGTAACCACTGGTAAATCTGTTGCCAGCACTCGGTTGCTTCCTCGTGCACGTCTTTTCTTTCCAGGCGAAAAGGTTGCTTGAAAGCCTCCTCCTGTAACACGCGACCGTTCTGGTCCGTCAGGTAGCAATAGGCGTAGTGGTGCCCGTACTCGACCACCACCCGCCGCACCATCTCGTCCTTTTCAGCGGCTGCCATCACTCCCTCAAGTCGTCGATGAGCTGCTCGATCGAGTCGGCCTGGATGTCGTGCGAGCGTTGAAACCGGAACGAGATCAGATCCAGCTCGGTGGTGCGGTACGATCGCGACGTCGGCTCGTTTCGCCTGTCGGCCAGGTGCTTCTCCCGCAGGGCGGCACAGGCAGCGGCGATTTCCTCGGGCGTCGGGTCTTTGTGCCGCGGCGGTTTCTTGCGGGTGCTGCGGTCCAGACGCAGCGGCAGTTTCAATCGGTCGCGAAGCCGAAAGATCTGGTCTTTCGTGACGCCGAAAAACTGCGTCATCTCGGCGTACGTCGAGCCGGATGACCAGACCTTACGCAGCGTCGCCTGAAACGTGCTACACGCCGTCGAGACTGTGCCCCGCATCTGCCGGCTCCATCCAGTTCATGACCATTCGTTGGCTCGGGTTCAAAAACATCCCGAGCAAACTGGCCTCACGGATGCTCCGATGAAACGTGACGTGCTCGCAGTCCTCGCCGCTGTACGTGCCGGCGAAGAACGCCTCGGGCCGGTAGATCGTGAGCCCTCCGAACGCCGAGCGGCAGGGCAGCGGATCGCTGCCCACCGGCGGCCACCAGTGCGGGAACCAGTTCATGTCGTGCTCGGCCCAGTGGTTCGCCCGGTATGCCCATGCGTCGTAGTGGATTCGCAGCCGGCCTGACGGGGCAGACGACACCGGCACCTCGATGCTGGATACGCTCGCCATGCCCGCGGCCCCCGGCCGGTCCTCGAGGTGAAACAACCCGGTCATGACGCCGTGGTCCGACCAGCCGCCCCACGTATCCAGATCGATGACGATGACCCGGTGCGGCAGGCCCGCTGGCTTGTTGTCCCGCGCCCACGCCTGACAGCGTGCCCTGTATTCAGCGAGGGCGACCGTCCGCCGGCGGGTCTTCTCCGATGACAGCATCGGCCGGTTGTGCGTGACGGTCTCGACGCTGGCGTGTTTACAGGACGCCGCCCACTCCCGCAGGAACTCGGCGGTTCCGTCCTCGGAATCGTTCTCGTAGACGAACGCCCGCCAGTTGGCAAAACGCTCGCCGAGCTGCTCGATGCGTTGGGTGTTGAACTGAATCCACGGCTGCGAGTTGCGGCAGAGACCCACGATCGTGACGTCGGTGCGACTCGCAATCTCTTCGCCGCTGGCGACTGCGTCCCAGTAGAGCGGCGCACATTCGCGGCTCACCGCGGGATGCAGTTGGTCGGGATTATGGGCGGCGAGATCAGCGTGCGTGATGTTCATGGCATGTGTTTGATGTGGTCACAACAGGCGAAGCAAACGGCGTCGCACCGCTCGACGCGACGCGGCAGTTGATCCAGCAGAACGCTGCCGTCAACCTGGCAGATAGGCTCGATGTCCTGATAAGCGAACGTGACGCACTGGTACAGCGAGCCGTCCGCCCCGACCGCCATGAGCCCATCGTGCCGGTTGCACATCTTGCCCTGCGGCGGCGGCCCAGCGAGGTAGACAGCGCCCGGCCCGAGGATCTCGTCCGCCGCGGCCTTGAGATGCGAGACGTCGGACTGCCCGTGCGTGTCGAGGTGGAAGTTTACGCCTGCCAGCGGCAGCGTCTCAAGGAACTCCAGCGTCTCTCGCAGCCGGCCGATCGTGGCGTCGGCGATCACGACCGTGACCCGGGCGTGCCGGTTGCACTCGGCCAGCATGCGAATGGATCGCTCGAACGAGGTCTCCATGCCGCTGCACGGGTGCCAGCTCGCGGTCCACGCCACGCACCTAGCGAGCGACCAGTTCTCGATCATCCGCTGGATCGCGGTGGACATGAGCGTGTTGGACGTGATCGCCCAGCGGTGCGGGATCGCGGCTAGGATCTCGGGCAGGTCTTGCCGCATCAGGGCTTCGCCGCCGCTGATCTCGAGGTGCCCACCCATGGCGTCGTGGTTCGCTTTAAAGAACTCGATGAGCGCCGCCGCATCGGCACGCTCGTCTGACGAGGTGATGCGGTTCTCAAACACCAGACGCTTGGTTGCCTTGTCGATTCCGTACGGGCAGTAGGGGCACTTAGGACCGAAGCTCGTGCCGCTCGGCCCGTAGTTCTGACACGTCCACGCGGGGAACCAGACGAGCTTCATGTGATTCGCACGGTCGTGCGTCCCTGGGTTCCCCACGTGCGTTCCATGACGTGCCTTCCGATCTGGCCATCGTCCTGGTAGGCGATGCCGTTCAGTGCGTCCTCAACACCGCTCAGTAAGTTTTTGTTGTCTGCACGCGGCATGATCGGCTTTCCAGGCTTAAGCGTGCCATCCTTGTTGAAGTGACTTTTAGGACGCACAAAAACCCAATCAATGACCATCGTCAACGGAGCTCTTTCAATCGGCTTGGCACCGGCGGCGATTGCCGCAGCCGCTATTGCGGCGCGATATGCGTGAATCGGGTGCTCACTTGGCACATAGCCGTGCGGCTTGCCTTGCCTAACGACAACCCTGGCCCGCGGCTGCGGCACTGGGTCGCCCGGAACGCTGAACGTGATCGCCATGCCCGCACTGTCGCGGGCTTGTCAAGCGAAGCAGGCGGAGCGCGTTATGCCGACAGCGTAACGCTGCAACTTTCTGGTTTCACGGCCGCCCGGCGCAAAACGGCGGGCCGTTATGCCGCACGCCCCGGCGATATGCAGACGGCAGAAACACTGGTTCTCAGCCCAGTTGTTCCAGTAGGCCGCGAAGTGTCGCAATATCCTTCCTGCCAGCGTCTCCTAGATGGCTGTTCTGGTCACACCATAGCAGCCACCCCAAAGCCCCCCTGATTGCCTCCTCCTCATCGTTGGTCAGAAGTCGCGGCCTCCGCAGCGGGCGGATGTCAGGAAACGCGCAAGCCGAGTTGTCGATATGCACCGACACAGCCACTGGCTGAGAACCAGCGGATGCAGGAGACGGCTCGTTAGTGTCGTTTGGTTTGTTCATGGTCTTCTCCTCGCCGCTCCTGATCCTGCGTGTTCTTACTCAACCCTAGCCATCCGCCGCCGCGGCCCGGTCATCACCATCGTCACAACGCCGACCTCGACGCGGGCCGGCTCGCCCTGCTGCTCCTTCTGCCGGCGGAACATCTCGGCCCTAGCCGCGACCCAAGGCGACAGCGCCAGCGAGTCACGAGACAGCAGATCCTCAGCGTCTGACGGTGCACCGTGCACCTCGTTCACCATTGGCGACACCCGATGTAGGAGCCCGTGGCGGCGTCCGATCTTCCGCAGCGTGTTCGTCGAGATCCCGAGCTGCATGGCCACGTCCTCGGTCCTGAGCGTGTCGTCGTTCCACAACTTGAACATCAGCGGCACGTCGACCTCGATCTTGTTCTTCCCGCGTCGCATGGTTACTCCTTCGCCAGTGGCATGATCACGCCCGTGTACGGGCCGCACTTCAGAAGCACCCGGCTCTGCGGATCCGTGGCGTAGACGTCGACCTGCGGCTCCTCGTCGGCCGGGATCGACTTCAGGAACTCAACCACGTAGCGCGGGTCAACATAAGTTGTGCTTGTCGAACCGGCGGCCACCAGCGGGCACTTCACGGTTGACTCGCCGTACTCCGACGAACGGCCCGAGATGACCAGCGTGTCGGCCGTCCACGCCAAGTCCACGCCCTTGCTCTGCTCGCTCGTAACGATCGCGGCCGACCGCACCGCGGCCTCCAGCTCGCGCACGTTGAGCACGGTGGCCTGCTCGTTGTCTTTTGCCCTGATCAGATCACGCCAACTAGAAGGCAAACGTCCTTCGGTCAGCCGGCCCGTGACGGTCGTGCCGCCCAGGTCAAAACGCACCTCCTTGGCGTTGGCCTCGACCTGTACGCTGCCGTCGCCCGTGGCCATGCCGGCCACAATGTCGAGCACCCGGCAAGGGACCAGCGTCTGCCGGTCGTCCACCGCCTGGTCGGTCTCGGTCTCGACGCACGACAGCCGATGACCGTCCGTGGCGACCCACGTCGGGTTGCCGCCGGCGACCTCGATGAGCACACCTCCAAGAGCGTAGCGGCTCGACTTTATGTCTGTGGCGTACGTCGTGTTTTTGGCAGCCCTAGCGAACTGGTCCGCCGGCAGCCGGCACACAGCCTTCAGATCGGCCGGCTCCCACGTCGGGTATTCGGCCACGTCCTCCGTGGGCAGCGTCCACGATCCGCCGCCGCACTTGATGCTGACGGTGGTGCCGCTCGCCTTCAGCGTCACGTCGTCGCCGCTGGCGGCCTTCACGATCTGCAGAAGCCGGTCGTGCGGCACGAGGAACGCCTCGCAGTGCTCGCTGATGGCACGGTCGATCCGCACCTCGAGGTCCGTGCCCGTGATTAGACCGTCACCGATCCGGCAGTTGGCCAAGATGGGCTTGGACGGCCTGGCCGGCGTCGCCGGCTTGATGGCCATGAGCGCCGCCTCCAGCTCAGTTCTCGGAAGGCGGATTGTAGTACTGGAAACCTTCGGTTTCGTAGCGGTCGCGGTCATTGTGAGAGTCCTTTCTCTTCACTAGGGAGACGCCCACGGCGGTGCCGAGGAAAAACGTCAGTACGTTGAACAGCATCCCGAGGGCGATGCAGGTGATCTCGGAGACGGTCACGACGCACCGCCCTTCTGCGGCCCGTAGTGCAGCTGAAACAGCAGGGCGTTGTCGCCCTCAAGCTGCTCGACTTGGTGGCTGAGCCGGTGCCCTTTCCTGACCAGCTCGGGCAGCGTTTCGGACGTCCACTCCAAGAGCTTCCGCACCTCGTCGTCGATGTCGTCACGCCAAGCGGCCTTCTTGCACAGCTTCGCGAGCACCAGCGGTGCCGGGGCCGGGTACGGGTTGTCAGTCTGCATGGACCACCTCAATCCCACGGGCCTTGCCCTTCGCCAGCCGGATGCGGCCCTTGCGCTCCAGTGCCCTCAGGTGGCACATCACGCCGTTAGGCGACCTGATCGAAAGCGCTGCGGCGATCTCTCTGACGGTCGAACTGTAGAACTGCCTGTTTGCCACAATGAAGTCCAAGACTTCACGCTGGCGAGCGGTAATAGGCAGCGGCTCGGTTGCGGTCTCGGTGTTGCTCACTAGATGCTCCCCCCTTGATTCATTCCGAGCCGCTCATTGAGGTAGCGGCCAAGCCTGTATGCAGTAGCCAGCTCAATCTGCTTGTCGTGCGCCTTCTGGGCGATCAAGTCCACGCCCTCTTGCCACTGAGATGGAATGAGCGTCTCTATGACAGCGCGGATATCGGCCGCCATCTTTTCGTCAGCGGCCTTGTCGATTCGAGTCACGTCACGCTGCTCGTCTGAACCCTTCACCTTGCGGCTGTCGTGGAATCGGCGAAGTCGCTCAAGATGCCGGTACTCTTCACGGAACCATTTCAACTGTGGGTACAGCGTGTCGTTGTTCCGCTTGACGTTACGTATTGCGTCGTACAGCAAGTCTTGATCAAGAGGCTCAAGGTCATCGTGCATCAGCTTCCGCTCTTCATCAGTCCACTCGCACTTTGGCCACAGCTGGTTTATGGCCACACGGTTTTCGTCCCACGTTCTCACAGGTTCCCTCCTGCTGGTTGACGGCCACGGGCTCGAGCATTGGTCTTGGGGTCGGCGAACTCGCCGGCCCTGATCCTGTCCACGTAGTCAAAGAACCTCGTCACCGGCAGCGGCCGGTCGAAGTACTGGCGGCTGGGCAGGCGGGCCAGCGCCTCGCCGGCTCGCTGCAGCCACCCAGGCGTGGCGGCCAGGTCGGCCCAGCCATCAGGGGCCGTCAGGTGCGGCCACGGCTCAGCCCGCTGCGTGAGGTTCCAGGCGGCCGCAAACCGTTCCCACTCGTCGGCTGCCCAGCCTGGCTTGCGAAAGTCATCCTGCCCGGCCGGTGTGTGTGTGTGTGTGTTTTCTCTTACGGGAAGGCTAGGGGAAGGATTAGGGGCTTTCGTTTTGCTTTCGTTTTGCTTTTCGTTTGCTTTCGGCCTGCCGCCCATTCGTCCAGCAAGCGACCGCTTTTCTCGGATCTCTGCAACTGCCAGACGCTCGAGCTCTAGCCGCTGGTGCGTCAGCCTGCCGTCATCCAGCTGCATGAGACGACCGCGGATCGACTGCCAGTCGCCAGACTCGAGACCGCCAGAGATGCGGCTGCAGGCAGCCTCGTCATCGGGGATGCCGCCCCGTGTCCAGGCGTAGCAGAGCAGCCGCATGTACGCGCCGAAGCACGCTGGAGTCATGTCCACGGTTGACGCGATTAGATCGTCGCACCACAGCGGAAGGACGTGGTGGCTATCAGGCTTCCGTGCCATCCGTGGCCTCCTTCTGCTTCATGCGATGCGACGAAGCGGCATTCCCAGGCGGATCGAGCAATGCCACGAAGTAGGCTTCGATTCGCTTCCTGTCGTGCGGCATGCACTCGATCAGTCCAATCATCCTGTCTGCAATTTCAGGACGAGACTTGCTAACACGCTTTGTTACGTCTTCTGACTCGCCAACGTAATGGCAACTGCCGTCTTCGTTAAACGCGAAGTAAACGCCACAGAACGGACGCATTCGTCGCACATCGCAAACGCTGTGCGTAGGCGTTGGAGCGGACGGAAACTTTGGTATCTCGTCAGCAAACAAAAACCGCGATCTCTCCATATGGTCTTGACGTCTTGAGTTGTGCGACAGTTCGCGCATCCATTGCTTCAGAATGTCATCAGGCCAAGGCAACTTTTTGATTTTTCCAAACAGTTTCCCTATCACCACGTCAGAAGAATCTGGTGTGACTTTTGTGCCGTCATCCAAATGCTTCCAATCAAAAGTAATGTGCATCCCATCATCATCGGAGGCAACCTGATAACAGGTCGCGTCCAATGGACTTGCCTCGTGGTCTATCAACGCAAACAAATGAAGCATGGTGAACCCGAAAGGAGCGCGAAGTATGCTGATCGTGTTGTTCGGCCAGACGGCGATCACTAACGGCATGCCCTTGCCCTCCACACCCGCTCCGGCCTTCCGCTCGCGCTCGGCCTGGTCGTGCCCGTCGTCTCCACCAGCCCGGCCCGTGCGAGCCCGTGCATGCGACGTGCGACCTGCTGCTCGCTCAACCCGCAGCGGCCGGCGATCTCGTCCTTGGTTCCCGGCCCAGCGGCCAGCGCCTCGAGGATCTTCCGCTCATGGTCGCCGCGAAACTCGCGGGCCATGGTGCCGGCGATCTTCGACGTCACCGGATCGGTGCGCCTGAAGAGCGGCAGATCCGCCACGCTCTCGCTGTAGTAGTCGCTCATGATTGCCATCCTTGGTTCAAGCTCACGCCGCCGGAGTCGCGCCGACGAGTTGCGGGTTATGAGCCCGCCTCCGCACTCGCTCGTGAGTCAGCTGCGGCCAGCGTGGAAGCAACACGCGGCGCAGCGGTTTGTCTGCTAGCCGTCGCTCATTGGTCCGGGTTTGTATGACACTGGCAGCGTCGATGGCCGTGGCCCGGCCATGCTGTTGACGATTCGCGTGTATTCGCTGAGCAGGCTGGCGTACCGGCTCGCCTGGTCGTCAGCGTCCTCGCCAAGCCGCCTGACGGCGGTTGCCAGCTTCGGCTGCCCGATGCTTGCCAGCCGTTTGGCAACGTCTTCGTGCGTCAGCCTCTCGGTGGTGTTCACGTAGATCGCCATCAGTCGGACTCCTCCTGTGCGGCGACCTGCTCGAGCACAGGCAGAGCCACTTCGCACAGCGTGCGAAACGACAGCAGCTCTTCAGCAGGCGTCTGCTCGTTCTGGGACAAAGCAAGCCGCATCACCTTGGCGATCGAGCGGGCGGCCAGTGCGTTTTGGTCGCTCATGCCGTCACCTCGCTGTCGGCAGCCTCGTGCGGAAAGTCCGTGCCGCTGTCACCGGCCTCGACGGTGAGGGCCGCAACGGCCGGCTTGCCGGCGTAGCGCCGGTGCTGGGCGGGCTCCTCGCTATTGAACGTCACGCGGACGCTAGGGCTGGGCCGCATGCGGTCGGCCTCATCCGGGTCGACGATGCCCGAGAACCCGAAGGCGTAGCGGATCGCCTGAATCGCGGCCTTGTGCCGCAGCATCCGGGCCGGCCACTTCTTCCACGGTTCCGTGCCCTGCCTGCACTCGGCCAGGTACTCGGTGACCTCGACCGGGTGGGCCCGGTCCTTGCGGTGCACCTGCGCCGTGATGGCGACGAGCTGGCCGTCATCGCTGAGACGGTCCACGAACGTGATGCCGTCGTAGGCCGCGTGGTTGTTCGCCATCGTCATCCACCCGTCGATGCCGACGATGGGCTGGATGCCGCCGCCCCGCGTCGGGAAGGCGTAGATCTCGCGGGTCACCGGGTTCAGCCCGTACTCGTTAGCCACCAGCAGGAAGGCAGCGAACTGCTCCTTGGTCGCCTTGTCGCAGCCGCAGGTTGCCCTGACGGTCTGCTCGAAGGCGGCCGGCTCCATGCCGAACTTGGTAGCCATTGAGAGCAAAATGCTCTTGCGGTCCTGCGTGGTTGCGATCTGTGTGGTCATTGGTGTCCTTTCCGTTTTCTGGAATCTGGAAAGCCGCGTCACCGTCCTGGCTCAGCGGCACTGTGCGTCCCTGCGTCCCCGGTTCCACCGGGTCTCCGTTTTTGTGGTGGTTGATTCCCTCTTGCGAGGCGTGCGGTTGTGTACAGACCCCTTTGGGGGGCCAAGAATAAAAAGGTTGGGGGGGGGGGCAAGTCTCGTGCCAAATGCCCAGCAATTCCAGCCGTTTTGTGCGTTACCAGCCCTCGCCGTACCGAGCCCGCATGGCGTTATCGTGCTCGTCCTCACAGCCGGCCTTGCGGGCCGCAGCGGCGTTGTGACTGCCGGGCTTCCCGGGCGTGGACAGCGGCGTGTTGATGCGGCACGGCTCGACGATCCGCTCGAGCTCCTCGAGGTACATGAGCAGTCGGCCCTCGGGCGTGTTGACGAGAAATGCCCCGTCCTCCGGGCCATGCACGGTGCCCTCCTGGTAGCCGCCGCCAAAAGCTCGCGGGCAGCGGACGCGATCGCCGGGCTTGGGCTTCCACACACTGCCGTACATCTCAGCCATAGCGGCCTCAGCGGCAGCGGCTTCGCGGTGGTGGGGATCGGTACTCATCGTGGGTGCCTCCTGCGGTTTGGGTTGCGTACTGTACGTCTGTTCCTTGAAGAGTCAAGCAGGCAAAAACGGCCGCAAAACAAGAGTTTGCAAAGTCGAATCCGTGTACACCATTCCGTATCGCTAGCGTTAGTTCACTCAACCAAGCTGGCCCGCGGCGAAGATCCGCAGCACTACCAGCAACAGCTCGAACCAGACCTCAGCGTTCATCGCACCACCTGTGTCGGGCCGTGCCTGTCATCACCGTGATGACGAGCGGCACAGTAGCGTTATCGTTAGTTCGCAGTCAAGAACACCCGCCTCAGATTTTTGGACGGCACAGACTACCGAGATTTCCGGCGTTTGCGGATGGGCTTTGGGGCCTCGCGCTGGCCTACGCTGCGGACGGACAGCGAGCCGCGTAGGGCTCGAGCTGCTCCCGCGTCGACCAGCCACGCCCGCTCGCCAGCCTTCCAGCCGGCAAGGTCGCCCCGCCCCAGAAGCAGTCGGATCCAGCCGACGGTGCAGCCGGCGGCCTCTGCGGCCTCGGCAACTGTCAGCCACTCTTTGTCCGGCGATGCCACAACCATGCCCCAGAATGTATCGACAGCGTTAGGTGAGTCAAACCGCCGAGAAGCCAACTCTTCGCACGTCGCCGGCAGCACGTCCGAAACGACGCCGCCGGCATCTCGCATTGCCCCTCGCACTCGAAAGTCTGTACAGTATGGAACAGCCCGCCAAGGGCAGATTGTTCCAGCGGACGGGGTGCAGATTGGACAACTGTACACGTACCGTAAACTAGCGTCCCTTGGCAAAAAAGGAGACGCCGAATGACCCTGCGAGAACTACTGCTAGACCGAGTCGCGCCGCTGAAGAATCTGTGCGACAGGACCGTTGCCATGTACGAGGCAACGCTCGACCGATTCCGCGACTTTCTGGGCCACGAGCCGACCGTCGATGATCTCGACGACCTGACCGCGGCCAAGTTCCTGCGCTGGCGTCAGACGACGCAGCATAGCAGGTTCAAGATGATTAGCCCGGCGAGCCTCGCAAAAGACTCTGCCCACCTGCGAAGCCTGTGGACTTGGCTCGCCAAAAAGCGCTGGAAGAAGACCAACGGCGAGCTGCTCGAGTTCCCCGACTACGCCCGTCCCCGCGTTCCCAAGCCCCGCCCTGTGGCCTACACGGTCGACGAGCTCAGCGCCCTGGTCAGAGCCGCCCGGCATCGCAAGGGCCTCGTAGCGGGCAAGCCGGCCGCCTGGTACTGGCTGACGAAATTGCAGGCCATGTTCCAGACCGGCGAGCGTATCGGGGCCGTGCTGGCCCTGCGGTGGCGCGAGGTCGATCTGGAGCGGTGCACCATCACGTTTCTCGCAGCAACCCGCAAGGGCCGCCAGGAGACGATTACGCGGCAGATCACGCCCGAGCTGGCCCGGCTCATGGCTGTGCATCAAGGCCCGGCGGACGCCCTGGTATGGCCTTGGCTGGAGGATCGGAAGATTTTGAGCTGCTATGCCAGCCTCAAGGTGCTGTGCCGCACGGCCGGGGTCCCGTACCACCCGTTTCACAGCATCCGCAAATCGACTGCGTCATACCTCAAGCTGGCCGGCAAGTCGGCCAAGAAACAGCTCGGGCACTCCTCTGAGGAAATGGCCGAGACCCACTACTACGACGAGCGAATCACCGGGGTCGAGTCGGCCCTCGACTTCCTGCCGCCGCTAGACCTGACCGGGCCGGGTACCTAGAACAGCGTGTCCTTTGGAGTGGCTGCAGTGATCCTCGCCTTCGCGATCTCAACGTATTCCGCCTCGCGTTCGATGCCGATGAACCGGAAGCCCTCGGCCACGGCTGCTTTGCCCGTGGAGCCGGAGCCCGCGAACGGGTCGAGCACTACGCCGCCGCGTGGCGTCACGAGCCGGCAGAGGTAACGCATGAGGGCGGTGGGCTTGACGGTGGGGTGATGGTTGCCTCGCGGCCGTGGTTTCATCTCGCGCGGCTCGTTCGTGTAGGGCAGCGTTCCGTGCCGCTTGTCGCCGTGGGCCACACTCTGCTTGATCGTCTGCGGAAGCCCCTCGCACCCTTCATCCCGATCCGCCTTCGACGCTTTCGCGCAGTAGAAGAAGCGGGCGGCGGAGCCAAAGTCGTGATGGCCTTTACCACCAGGCCGCGTCCAGCCGCCTGCGTAACCAGGCTGCGATTCGCTGGTGGCGTTCTGGCCTCCGCTCTTTGTGACCGGAAACAGCCCCACCACCTCCTCGCTGCCGTCGTGGATCAGGTTGGCGGGCCAGCGGCCTGTGCCAGCTTCGTCCTTTGCTTCACGTTCGTAGTTCGCGCCGCTCATGGATCGATCTTCGCCGGCCTTGCTGCCGGTCTTACTCCAGCCGCTCTCATTTTGTGTTCGCACACCCACCCTACACCCATCCACATTGATCCCGCCCGTGCCCCACGTCAACACATTCTCCGCCACCGTTCCGGGCAGCGGTTTGCGGGCCACGATGATCGGCTCCCATGCGGGCTTGAGGGCCGTGCCCCAGCCGGACCACTGGCGGGCGGCGTTGGTGGCGGGGGTGGTTGCCATCGTGGTGCCAGAGTGATCGAAGCCGCAGTAGCTTCCGCCGTGAGCAACGCCGGAATGATTCTGAATATGCCCGCCGGCGTACACCTTCGGGCCGGCTGTCTCCCGCTCCGCCCCAGCCGCCTTGTCAATCGCCTTGCTCACGTCGTGCGACTTCGGAAAGCCGCTGCCGTACACCCACATCACACAATCCCGAATCTCCCAGCCCGCATCTTCGATGGCACACGCGAGCCGGTGATAGGTGCGAGTCCCGCCAAACGCCAGCAGGTGCGCGCCGGGCTTCGCGACTCGTAACGCCTCCGCCCAAAACGATTGGCCAGGTACACCGTGATCCCAGCCCTTGCCCATGAACGACAGCCCATAGGGCGGGTCGCAGACGATCGCGTCAACGCTCTCGGCGTTGAGTGTCGCCATGACTTCGCGGCAGTCGCCGTGGTGAATCGTCCATGACATGCAGCCAGATTGGCGACACCGTCAAGCCGGGCAAGCGGGGAGGCAACGCGGGGGAAAGGACGAAACCCTACGCTGCCTCAACCCGCCGCCCGGCTCAGTCTCGGCCCTGCCAGTACGTGATCCGCTCCTCGGCCCGGGCGAGCTCGCACAGGAGGCGGGCTCGCTCGGCCAGCAGCCGTAGCACATCGGCCGCCAGCGTGCCACAGGTGCCCGTGTAGGCACCCTGGAACTTGCGGGCCCGGTGCTCCATGCGGACCAGGTCGTTTTCAGTCAGCGGCTGCGGCACCCTGCTCCTCCTGGTACAGCAGCAACGCCAGCAGGCTGTAGGACGCCAGATCCAGCAGCGTGTCCTCCACGCCCTCGTGACCGAGCCGGCCCGTGGCGTTGAACGTGGCGAGCCGCGTGACCTTGTCGCTGAGACGCACCATGGCACCCTTCCACGGCGCGATGCCCACGAACGCGGCACCGTTTCTGATGTTCAGAAGCGGATCCTCGCCGCTCGGGCAGCCGTAGTCCTGCGACTTGCCAGCGTGCATGGCCTTCAGCCGGTCGCACAGGTCGTAGAACGCCTGGCTAGTTGGGTGCGTGCCGTCACGCAGCACCGAGTCTCCACGCCACGCCTGCGAAAGCACCGCGGCAGCACACTGCTGCGCCGGCTCGCAGCCTGCCAGCGGCGGCGGCTTGTAGCCGATCAGCTTCTCGTCGGCCGGGTCGGTGTTGTCGAGCCGGTTCTTCACGGCGGCCCGCAGTGCCTGGTTGGATTCCTCGAGCGTGGTGCTCATGTCTTCGCCTTTCGCAAGTCTCGGTCGCAGAACAGCGGGTACGCCCGCGTCACCTCTTGTCGCCCGTGGTCCACGATGACCATTCCTTGGCACGGCCGCTCCGGTGAGGCGACTCGCTCAGCGTATGGCGAGTGTCCAATCACGCTTCCGTTGGCGACGTAGCGAGCACCACGCAGCCAGCCCCAGCAGTGGTAATGCCCGAAGATCGTCAAGTGAGCCTTGCGTCCTGCGTCCCAACGGGCGATCGCCTTGCTCGCCGGCAGGGCCAGGCCGTAGACGCCGCCTGCGTACCGGATGCTGTGGCCGTGCGTCGTGCGTAGCAGGAACCCGTCGAGGTCGACGTAGCCGAGGTGCCCTTCTGCGATCTGCCACCGCACGTTTTTGTTCGTCTCCTCGCGGGCCAGCGTGAAATACATCAACTGCTCCCACGAGTGATCCAGCTCGGTAGCGATACGGTTTTTCTCAGTGCTTCGCCCGTGGTTGCCGGCGTTGGTGCAGACGATGACCTCGTCGGCGTGCTGGGCCACGCTGTTGATCAGCGCCCGCAGCCGCTCGGCAATCCACCGCGTGGCGTTCATCGGCGATAACTGGGCCACCTCAACGCAGTCCGGGTGAATGTGGCCAGTAATCAGGTCGCCACCAATCCAGATGACGACCCGCCGGATGTCCGCCTGGTTCCGCTCGTGCTCAAGGCAGTCGAGGAACCGCTCTTCAATCTCGGCGATCCGCAGTTGGCATACGTCGAGGCTGTAGTCGTTCTCGCCGTTGACGGTCTCGGGCAGCACCCGCTCTTCGGCATGCACATCGGACAGCATCAAGATGGCCGTGGCGTCGTGCTTAGCCCGCTTCTTGTGAGCCTTGACAGTTTTGGTCAAGGCCACGGGCGTTACGCCTTGCAACGCTGTGAAACGGTCGGCCCGCTCACGCTCGGCGTCCATGGCCTGCAGTGCCGCCTTGTACTTCGTCCGCAGCCCGGCCAGCTCGGCCCGCAGCCGGGCGAGCTCGGCGTCGGCCTGCAGCTGCTGCTGGGCAGCAGCCGCGGCGGCCACCTCGTCGCTCAATCTTTTGGCGTCAGCCATTGTGCCAGCCTCGTCGGGTCAGCGGTTTTCCATCCATGCTCTTGGCAGCGAGCAAACAGGAGCTTCGCCAGCTGCAGGGCTTTCAAGGTTCCGTACTCGCCGGCGTGAAACCGCTGCCTCACATCAAGCATTTCGGCAGCGGCCTCGGGCGGCAGACGATCCCACCACGTCTTTCGGCCGATAACCTTTGGGACGTCGGACAGGATCTCGTCAGCGAGGCTCATGGTCAGACTCCCGGTAGCCAAGCATCTTGAGCACACGCCGCTGCACACGCGCCAGCTCGGTGATACTCTCCTCGCTGATGCTTGGCCCGAGGACCGCATGGGCGATCTCGTGCAGGATCGTCTCGAGCCGCTGGCCACCGGTCAGGGTTTCGTCGATCAGAATCCGGGGACGCTTGGCGTTGTCAAAAAACGTCCACCCGCAGGCGTCACCCTTGAGCCGGGTGAACCGCAGCAACCACCGCTTGCCGTCGATTGTGACGTCGTGGTCCTCGGGCATCGGTCGTCCTTTCGCCCGCACTATGGCTGGGCTGTCAACCGATCCCGATGCGGCGGCCGAGTGCGTTAAGAGCCTCGGCCCTGCCCTTGCATCCGCAGTCCTTGACGCCAAGAGCCCTGCTCACACGCTCGGGCGTGATGCCGATGGCAGAGAGGCCCGCGGCCACCATGTCGCCCAAGCCGCGGCGGGCCGGTTCGTGATTCGCGAACCGCGAACGTAGCAGCTCGAGCAGCTCGTTCTTGGCGTCGGCCTCGGGCACGTCCTGGCGGTACATCTTGTCGAGGTGCAGGAAGTGCTGGCCGAGCACCTTGGCGTTGGCTCGCAGGGCCGGCTCGCACAGGTCGGTCGGCAGCCAGTCCGGGCAGCCACCGTCCCGCACGAACCGCTGCGGAACGATCGCCGTGGCGGGCTCGCCAACGTCCCGCATGATGGTCAACGCCGGCCACGGCTGACCTTGGTTGTTGCCCTGTGCCGCCACCAGGCGGCCGGGGTAATCGTCGACACACCACGGCCGCACCGGAATCATGTCTTCCTCAAGGAACATTCGTACCGGGCCGTCGCAGTACCGGTCGAGGGTCATGCCTATCACCGGGCTGATGGCGGGCACCTCGAGCACGTCGCAGGAGCACTGCGGATCCGCCCCGGTGTAGAGAACGGTGGCCACGTGCGGAGTCGTGAGCGTGGCGGACACGGCCGAACACCACACGCGGGCGATCTCGGGGCGGCCTGCGGTAGCGGTCAGGATGTTCATGCGATGCTCACGCTCGGAGTGGTCACGCAGGGGATGCCGAACTGCTCTCCGAAGCACGTAAGCGTTACTGCTCCTGTCCGCGGGCAGTACGTTCCATCAGCCTTGGCCGTGGACGCAAATGGAATGGCGGCCGTAAATCCATCTGAGGCCGCCTGTTGCGTCGCCGCGCAATAGGCACACACGCCCATGTCAAAAAACCACCCGCACGGAGTGCAGGAAATCTGAGCACTTACGATCAGATACGAGTCGTCAGGAAGGGTCTCCTGTGCAAAACCAAGAACACCCGGTATTGGCACAGTGGCCGTGACTGTCATGCCGCAGAATGACACCGAGATTGAGACTTGAGTCGGGCACGAAGTCGCGCAGCACTTGCATGGCAACTTGCGGGCGTCGCCGCGCTCTTCCATGAACACTTTGAACGTGTAAGGGTCCGGCTTGTGCATGCGGACCTTGTTCGCGATCGTGCGAGCGACATAGTCAGGCATCACGACGCCGTAGTGCAGGTGAACACGTCGTACCACGTCAGGCAGCCGTAGGAACCGTGCCCTAGAATCTGCGTCTTCTCAGCGGCGTATCCCGTCAGCGTCGTCCAGTCGATGCCGTCCATGGTGTGAGCGCAGGTGAAGCAGCTCCCGTGCATCTCAATCTCGACCGCCACATTGCTGCCAGCAGCCTTGGTGAACACTACATGCCGTTCGCACGACTGATTGTCTGGCGTGGCCACCACCGGCGTGGTCCAGTTCATGACGCTGACAGTGTTGGTCGTGCCAGTCAGCGTGACCGTTTTGAAGGAGCCCGTCTGCCATGTTCCCGTGAACGTCGCGAGCCTGGCCGGGACGCGATAGATGTCGGGGCTGGAGTGTATGCCGTCCTCAACGCGGTCGCCCTGCTCTACCTGCCGCACCACCTTGGCGATTCGCTGAGCGGACTGCCTTGAAAACTTGACGAACTTCTGCCCGGCGTCCTGTCCGGGTCCATTGTCCGCGGCTTGGCCGGCCATGGTCAGCCCTCGACGATGGAGATGACCAGCTGCGTACCGGTGACATTGCTGATGGCGGCATAGTTCCCGGCCGCCAGGCGGCCGATGGCAGCTTCACCGCCACGAAGCGAGACCGTGGGCACCAACGTCCCGGCCGACAGCTGACCGAACGAGACGGCCGCAGTGCTGATCGTCGAAAGGTTGCGAGCGAAGAACAGGCCAACGCTCGACAGTGTGGCCGTGCTGATCGCCACTGTGCCGGCCGCATTGGTCCCAGGCGTGAGCGTATAGGTAGCAAGCCCGCTGGCATTACAGCTGGCGGTAACGCCCGATGCCACGAGCGACTGCGACAAGGCTCCGCGATTGACGGCAGCGCTGATCGTGTACGTGATATCTGCCATGTCTGCTCCTTACGGTTGAGTTGGTTGCCCGAAGTAGTCGTTAAATGGCACTTCTCGCTGCACCCGTCGCTCAAGGATGTCGGGAGCACCAGACTTGATCGTGCCGTCTGTGTTCAGAGGTTGCGGGTTACTTGATGGCACCCGCTCGCTGGTGTCGGGATCGACGACGTACGCTCGCTTCTTCGTGCCGCCCTCTAGATAGTTCCAGCCGACGTTGGGCAGCTGCAGGTTCCACTTGTCGGGCCGATACTCCAGGCTCACCTCGACTTGCCAATACCGAATCTCGGCCTCATTGACAACCTCCACGGCCGGCTGACCAGAGATACCGCCGCACTTCCAGGTGCCTGGCGGGCCTCCCAGATAGGTGTCGCTGTTGATGCTGTTGGCCACGGCCTGGGCAAGCCCGTAGTCAAACGTGGCGCGGTTGCCGCTGATGCTGGCCTGCAGCGTTGAAATATCCGTGGTCGCCCCCTCAAAGAAATCGTTCGCAGAGTTTTGCAAGGGCTTGAGCGTGCCGCCGTCGTAGTAGTACAGAGCAGGCACGCTCAGACCACCGGTGGTCCACTTCCAGATGTCGGGCCGAGCCAAGGGGTTCTGGTCGGGGTTCTGCTGCTTGGGCAGCTCGTAGTCCCACGTCACCTCATAGTGCCAACGGGAGCCGCTGTAGTTGCTCACCGAAGCATTCATCGCCAAGCAGTAGAACGCCTCGGGGTGAGGGTTCAGGAACGAAACGCCAGGTGCGTTAACGATGTCGGTCTGCGGCGTGGTCGGGTCATTGACCTCGACCACCCACTTGCGCTGAAAGACAGGCGGCTCGCCGAACTTTCGGCTTGCCGAGACCGTGGCCAGCTCGGTGTATTTGACGATGCCCATTACGCCGCGGCCCCCAAGATGTCGACCTTCTCCTGCTGCAGAGCCCGCAACTCCTTGCGGATCTCCTCAAGCTTGGCATTAGCCTTGCGGTTCTCTTCGATCGCTGGATCTTCACGCCCAGTGGCCAAAGCGATGAACTGGGCCATACCCTCACTGGAGCGGATGTCGTTCGCCTTCAGGGCCTCGTTGGACTTCCCGTTGAGGGCGGCCGACTTGCCGGCCTCAATCTCTGCAATCTGCCCTTGCTTGTCCACCATCTTCTCGTCAATGTCGGCCGCTTTCTTGGCTGCCTCGTCTTGACGTTTCTTCGCATCGGCTGCGTCTTTTTCAGCCTTGGCCTTGGCCGCCGCAGCCTCACGAGCAGCCTTCGCGTCGGCCTCTTTCTGTGCTCGCTCCCGCTCGCGTTCCGCTTTCGCCTCCGGATCGTTCATGCGATTGCGTGCGTTAGCAACAGCTCGACTCGCTGGGCCTTCGGCACCTTGGGCGGCGTTGCCGCCAAAGATGGCCCGGCCTGCTGCAGTGGCTGCGTTGGATGCAGCACCTTCCATCTCCCTTGAGTTCTGGTCGGCCTGCTCCTTGGCATTCGCCGCCAAGTCCTTGCCGAACTGCTCAAGGTCGCTCGACACCCACGAGCCAATGCCTTCCAAGAACTTGCCCAAGCCCATGGCCAGCACGTTGCCGGAGATTTGGAACAAGTTAAACCCTGCCCGCAGCGTCTCGGCCACGGCCGTGAACACGTTGCCCGCAAACTCAAACACGGCTCCTACTTCCGACAGAGTCACCCCAAACCCGTCAAACGATGCCATGGCATTGTCAAAGATTCCGGCGAAGTAGTCGGCCACGTCCAGCAGGGCGTTTGAAATCGTGTCGGCAATCGTGCCGTTCTGTCCGCCGATGTTGTTCCACTCTTCGACGAACGCCAAGAAATCATTGGCAAGAGACTCGACAACCGGCGCGAGGTTGCCGACGACCTGGCCGACGATGCCTTCAAAGGTTGCCTTCACCATGTCTAAGGCGTCGTTCATTGAGCCGATAGCCTCGACTTGATCCGCACCGACAACGGCACCGAGCCGACGCATCCGCTCTTCTACCTCGGCCAGGTTCTGGTTCATCAAGGGAAGAAGCTCGACGCCTGACTTGCCGAACAAGGACACGGCAGCCGCAGCCCGCTCGGCCGGCGTCGACAGCGCGGAGATTGCCTGCTGGATGGCTCGGAACTGCTCCTCTGGCGACATGGCCTGCAGCTGCTCAAAGTCCAGGCCAAGCTTGGTGAACGCTTCGGTGTTGCCGCTTTCGGCGGCCTGCCCGATCACGGTCGTTAGTTTTTGCAGCGCCGCCGCGCCGTTCTCCACGCCAGCCAGACTGGCTGCCATGTCGAAGACTTGCAGAGATTCCACGCCAATTCCAATGCGATCGGATAAATCGTTCATGGCGTCAACAGATGACGCCACGGAAGATGCGTAGTTAAAAGCCGTGCTCGCAGCGGACGTGAACGCATTCGCTGCCATTCCGACACCCTTGGCCACCACTGAGCCAATGGCAAGAGTTTTTAAAGCGCCGACGTCGCGAGAAACCTTTTTTGCAGCGTCGCCAATTTTGTCCAATTGCTTAACGGCTTCGTTAACGCCGCCAGCCATCTTGGCGGCGTTAGCCGACAGCGTAAAACCGATACCGATCGTGGCCATGCGTCACCGACTGAGTTTGCTGAGTTCCGCTGCAATCTGTTCTGGCGTCATTGGCGGTTTGGCAATCGGCATGAAATCGTCTTCCCTCGGCGGCCTGCCTCGTCCGCAATATGGGGCCAATGTTGCGGCCACGATTCGTGCTGTCTGTCGCCACTCGCCGCCCAAAGGATTAACGTACCGATGAAATGCCAACCATCTCCGATACTCAGTAACGTCCATGCGTTGCCCGAGCTCCCGCACCGTCATGCCCAGGTGACCGGCCAGCAGCAGCGGGAACGCATCCAGCGGCCGGTCAATCAGTTTTTTCCAATCTCCTCGATGTCTTTCTCGTCAAGCTCGTTGTGCTTCTGAGCGATTTTGAACAACCGAGCCCCGACAGTGCCGCTGATTCTCTTGAGCTGGTCGCTCGTGAAGATCTCGACGCCACGATCGTCCACAAGGCACTTGGCCAGGTAGCGGGTGCGGTAGTCGTCCACGCCCTCACCCTTGGCTCTCAGGCACGCCAGCTCCCACGCCTGCAAGTCACCAAGGGGCAACGCCCGGATGAACACGTCACGCTTCCATTCAGGGACGTGAACTCGCACGCTCGCGTCGCTGTCCACCGCCAGGATCTCGTCGGCTAGTCCCACGTCACGCTCCTACCTTGAACGACACGGAGTACAGCTGCAGCTCGCCCACGCTTGCCGACCATCCGAGGTTCTGAAAAATGGCCTTGGAAAACGAGAACGAGATGCCAGTGCCAGTGATAGATAACGCAGCCGTCAAGCCGACGTTGGTGCTGGACATCGCGGCCGACCCGCGAAGAGTGCACGAGATGCTGCCGAGATCGACGTCGGCAGGCGAGAACGACTTAATGCGAGACGCTTGCGTGCGGGGCGTGACTTCGACGGCATCAGACGAGATGCCATCGACGCTGACGCTCACGAGCTCGCCGAGCGTTACGCCATTCCAGGTGACGGTCGTGCCCTGCGTTACGTTTGCCACGACGGCCTCCCGTCGTTAGCTCTTGACCTTGAAAGTCAGGGACTGCTTGACCAGCTCGCCCACAGAGTAGGCCACGCTCGAAGACGAGACCGTGGCGGTGTACGTCGCGGCGGCGAACGACAGCACGCCAGATGCGCCAATCGCCACCGCCGTCACGCCGTACGCCTCGCAGCTGATCTCATTGTCGATAAGCGCCGGCGACTGATAGGTGCGATTGGCACCGCTGGCCAATCCGAGGTGCGAGTTGTCGAGCAGGTCTCCGCCCGGCGTCACGGTGACGCTGGTGACGGTGTACGTCGAGCCCGCGAAAACGAAGTTACTGCCCTGCGAATCTGCGGCCATTTGGCATATCTCCTAGTGACTCGTGGGCTTTAAGCCCCACTTAAAACTTATGGGCGAAAAGGGCAATCCTTGCAGAGTCAATACTTGCCGTCTTCCAAGTCTTTCTTTGCTTTCTGGACACCAATCTGCAGCTGAGCGAGCAGCACGCTCTGCATCGTGGATTTGCTGGAATCAAACGCTTTTTGGAGCGGATGGTAAGCCGGCATGGCACCAAGCCCACGGCGAGGATCAACAGACGCCAAGAACGCCAAGGGGTATGGCGGCTGTGTTCCAGACTTGGTGCTTTGGAACGGGCCGCTTGTGTTGTACGAACTCATGACAACTTTCTTGTTGGGATCCACGGCCTCCTTGGATCTGAGCACCAGTGTCTGTCGAAACCCGTTCACGGAAGCGCGACTAGACTTGACTTTCTTGCTTTTGCCGGGGAACCGGCGCTTGGTGCCAAACTCAACCAGGTGCGAGTGAAACGCTCGGTCGTTTCCGACTTTAATCTTGCCGCCGGGCACCTTCTTTGAATCGCCTGTGCCACTTCTGCGATATCCCACAACTGCAACCGGCACCATCATGTTCATCCGATTGCGGGTGTAGACCTTGGTTTTCATGGCAACGGCGCGGGCTAAGTTGCCGGTCTTTTTGCCAAGTCTTCCCACCTGACGCTCAAGGGCAGACTTGCCCCAGTATGCAGCTTTCTTGACGGCCATAAGGCCGTATCGCCGCATGATCTTGTCGGGAAACGTCCGCAGCTCGTCCTGCAACTTCTTGATCTCGTCAGACGCCAACGAGGCGCGGACCTCTGCGTGACCGGCAACGCCAAGCGCCGTCTCAATCATTACGTTGCCTCATTGATGCGGAACTCGTACGTCTGCTGCACGTTGTAGTAGGGCAGCATCTGGTCATCGGCCGGCATGTCCACGCCATCGGCTTCGGTCTGCAGCGTGGTCCGCTGAATCGTCACGCCGGCTGTGGTCCCCGTCCACCCGTCCACCGCCAGGCGGACAGCTCGAGCGATCGACTTCACCGACGTGTAGGACGTCCCGTAGGTAGTCAGCTGCATCGTCACCACGGGATTGCCGACGTTGCCCGCGAGCGACTGCGGACGCTCCACGGCCGTACGCTGAAACACCACCAGCGGTAACGGCGTCCCCGTGGGGGCAATCAGCGGAAATACCCGCTGCCCGATGAGCGACGAGACGGCCGTCTGGCTCGTCAGGCGCTGGTACAAAAACGCTTCGGGTGCTTCGGGCAGGCTCATCCGTCATCCCTCTTTTCAGTGCAGATGATCTCTTGATGCCAGAGCCGTTCTTGCTCAATGACCTGGCCAATCTCCAGAACGCGGTTGCGGTAGAGAATCCGCATGGCACCCGTTACGCCGGACAAGTAGCGGATCTTGACCCGGTGCGTCATGAAGCCAACGGTCTCAGCAAAGCGTTCTGTCTCCCTGGCGGACAGCGACTCCACCGATGCCCACACGGTGGCGAACGTAGACCACGCCAGCACGGTCTCGCCCACCTCGTTCTGAGTCTTGGCGGCCTGCTGAATCGTCACGCGGGTCCACATGTCGCCTGCTGGCAGTGGCATCAGCGGTAGCTCCCCCAGCGAATGGTGTCGAGCATCGCCTTGACGCCAAACGGCACCTCGGTCAGCGCGGCCTCGGCTGCCGCGTCGCGGTTGCTCCACAGGTGCGACACGATCATGAGGACGGCCGATTTCACCGGGGCCGGAACGCTTGTGCCGTCTGCGGAGTAGCCGGCGTACCACGTCACGGTGGTGCTGTTCTGGTCCACCAGGTGGGAAGGCCACGTCGTGCCATACAACGGCCGGCAGACGCCCGGGGTGGCCTGCCGGTCCACCCGGTACTCCGTGGCGTCCAGCGTCGCCGTAGAGGCCCCAGCGGATGGCGTGTAGGTGATCGTGACCGCCGTGGCAGTGCCAGACTGCACCATCGGCGGCCTGGGAAGTTCTACGTCCAGATTGGGCACCGTGCCCTGGCGGCCTTCGATGTTGTTTCCATCCGCCTTCAGCCCGAACTGCACCGGGCTGCCCACGGGGCCGTAGAACGAATCGAGCCGCATCGTCCACTGCGTCGTGCAAAAGGTGCGGTCGGTGTAGTCCTCGGCCCACCGGGTGGCTGCCGTGATCAGATTGCCGATTAACGCATCGTCGTCTGTGTTGTCGATACGCAGGTGCAGCTTGGCCTCGGCCAGCGTCACCGGGTTATTGGCGGGCTCGGTGGCCCGCACCAGGCTGCGATACCTCATCGGGCCTTCCTCCCTCTACGCCGCGTGGCGTCGGCCGTTTCAGCGGCCCGGTTCTCCACCATCGCCACCTCGAGCAGCTGCGGCTCGTCGGCGACGATCTCGACCGCCCCGGCGATGACGAGCGACTTCGCCGGCCCCTTTGGATATTCAATGATGTCGCCCTTGCGGTACGCACCGTGGGGCCGCAGGAACCGCAGGCGGACGTGGTCAGGTTGCATTGCTGGCGTCTCCGTGCTCGACAGATCCCCACGCCTCGGCCGGGCGACGTCCGCCCTGACTCCAGTAGTGGCTGGGTGTTTGGTAGACGGGTTTCAAGTCGCGGCCCGGCCACGTGAACTTAAGCTCGGCGTGGCCAATCGCCACCTGCGGGGCAATGCCCAGCGTGTTGCCGGCTGCCTTGAACTGCTTCCAGAAGTGAATATCGGGGTCCACGCGAGTCACTTCGCCAGCAGGGGCATCGCCCCAGTGGCCATCCGGCCGCGGCGTACCGAGGAACCACGGGGATGGCGTGCGCTTCAACGCCTCGCTGCGGATGAGCGTGCACCCGAAGTGAGCGGTCGCCACCGGCTGCACCACCGCCTCGAACCACGTATTGGGCAGCTGCACCAGGCCGATGGTGCCGTCGTGCCCCTCGGGCGTGAACATGGGCACGCCTTCGTCTCGCTTCGTCTGCAGCGGGGCCACGGCGTCAAACCCGCTGACCATGGCTGCGGTCATCAGCCGCTGGATGGTGTCGGCCTCAAAGACGCTGTCAAAGTCGATGACAAGCACCCAGTCGGTGCGTTCAATCATGTCGAGCAGCACACGATCAAGGCACTGTTCCCAGAACGCCCCGGTGAACTTGGTCGGCCGGATGCCGAGCGGCATGAGGCTCTGCATGGTGCAAAAGAAATTGTCCTGAAAACCCAAGCGAGGCACGCTGAACGCGGCCTCCACTCGCAGGTCGTGCTGCACGTTGCCGACGGAAACTTTCACAGACAGTCCCTCAATGCCAAACGGGCGGCCCGGGCGTGCCGAGCCGCCCGCATTGGGCGTTATCCGTTGGCTGTCAAGCGTCAGGAGTTGTTGACGTTGTTGACGCCCGACTCAGTGGCGGTGACCGGGAACTGCTCGGCCTTGGTAAGCCGGGCGTTGGTCATTACGGCCACCGTGTTGCCGGGGCTCGTCACGACCGTCAGGTACCGCTTGCGGCCCCGCAGGTCGATGTTGAACCGGGCGACCGCACCGACGTTTGCCCCGGTCGTGCTGCCGGCACCCGCCGTGATCGACACACCGCTGATGTCCGTCTGGCCCGAGCCGGAGGCGTCCGACTCCTGCACCTTCAGCACGCTGGCGTAGGACGCGGTCGCCGCCGTGAACGGCGAGTAGATCACGTCGATGGCGGCGTACTTGAACCCCGCACAGTCGATCTCGTGCGAATGCGTGGCCGAAGCCGCAACGCTCGACGCCGCCTTCGTGACGCTCTTGGTGCCAGATGCGTGATTCATTGCTCAGAGTCTCCGGGGAAGGTTTAGGATTAGGCGAGCTTGAGGGCGACCACCGGGCCGGCCTCGGAAGTGGTGCCGAGGCTGTGGTGGTTGATGTCCACGCGGTAGACGACCCTCCACGCGGTCTGGTCGACCTCGAAGTAGCGGTCGGTGCTGGACGCAATCTGCATGTCGCCCTTGTTCGCCATGATCGACGAGAGCGACAGGTCGCCGACGTAGGCCGCGATCTGGCCGGTGGTCGGGGCGGACGACATCTTCAGCACCCACACCACGGGCAGGCCGAGGAACGTGGTCGGCGTGCTCTGGGCGAGGTTGGCAGCGGTGTTGCCGCCGGCCAGCGCCCCGATCGTGCCCGAGCCGGCGGTGCCGGTGGACAGCATCATCCGCTGCACGCTGTTGTGGTAGGTCGCCGGGTGCATGTACCAGGCCGACGTGCCGATGGCGTACCGGGGCAGGGCCGCGAGGGCCTTGAGGTAGTCATCGATGTCGAGCAGGGCGATGGTGGTGTTGCCCGAGCCGGCCGACACGACCGACGCCGTGTGCGTGCCGTCATCGATCTGCGACAGGCCACGGATGCCACCGTAGGTGGAAGCGCCGGTCCCGTTGAAGAACGCATCGTCCAGGGTGCCGCTGATCGTGGTGGCGTACTCATTGACCAGCCACTGGGCGACCGAGATGGCGTTGTCGGCCAGCAGCTCGTTGCTGACGCGGGTGGCCGCGGCCAGCTTCTTGAGCACCAGCTGCACCATCGTGGCGCTCGGGTCCGACGTGGTGATCGTGGTGTTCTCGCCGATCCAGTAGCCGGTGATGCCCGACAAACGCTTGGGCACCAAGAGCGTGTCCGACTGCGTGGTGACCCGCTGGGCCAGGTTCATTGACACGCCGAAGGTCTCGACCAGCCTGATCAGCGAGTTGCTGAAGTCCTCGAACACGAGGGCACCGCCGAGGCTGTTGACCTGGCCACCGAGATCACGCGACTCGATGCCGAGGTTGTCGCGGCACCACTGGCGGGCCTGCACGTCACCGTTCAGGCTCTTGAGCCACTGGCCGCAGCGATGGGCGATCTCGGGCGTCTCGAAGACACCGGGCTTGTAGCCGCGATACGAAACCGGCTCGATGCGAGTCTTCATGTCGGTGGTCTCCACGGGGGCCGGCGCGGCCCGGTTCAGAACCTTGAGCAGTTCGGCCTTGCGGGCCGCGGCGGCCTCTTCCTTGGAGATCGCGGCCTTGATCCGCTCGGCCTTGGCGAGCAGCGCGTCGTACTTCGCCTGGCGGGCTTCGACAGCCTCGACCGCAGAACGCTCGCCACCTTCGACGGGCGTGCCGTCGGTGTTCTCGGTAGCCTCCTCGGCGGCCCCTTCCTCGTCGAGCATGCCGAGCTCAGCGAGAGTGCTGGCGAGTTCGTCGAGCAGTTCCTTGACGCGGCTGGCGGCCATGTGTCGGCTCCTGTGTGCGGTAGGTGTGTGACCTTCTCGCACGGTAGAGGCCGAGCCGGTATCCCTTGCAGATAGGGATGGCAACTCGTTACCTAGTTAGGCAACGAGCGGCGGCGGATCTCGCACGACTTCACGACGTGCTTGGCCGTCTGGCGGCAGTGAGGGCACCGCAAGTACCGCGTGCACACGTCGCCCTTCTCGACTGACGAGTACACGCCGAACCGTGCACGCCGGCAGTGGTGGCAAACGTCACCCGACTTTGTGGCCATGCTGCCTCAGAAACCTACGAATC